GGTTAGTTCGTCCCCCCGGCGGAAGATCACAGCGCCTAATTCAATGGATACAAACGCAAACACGTCTGACACATCGACGTTCTTTTTCGGTGTGTGAAATGCGTATCTATTGCTGGTCTTGTGCGTCTTGCTTGCGGTTTTAACCTGTAAGGTCAACGTCTGTGTATCCGTCTGTATATACGCATCGTGGTCTTTAATCTGGCACAGCGTGCAGATGTAGCCAGCCAGCGACAAGTAGGCGAGAGCTAAATGCTCTCCCGCCCTACCTACCGCCGCGCTGGCCTTCTGATCTTGTCTGGCCACTTAGCTAACCGGACTAAGCTAAACCATTAGCTCGAAGTGAGGTCCGTCAATGAACGGCCGGCGCCCCTGTGACCGACGCAAATCAATGTATTCGTTCATGGCATCTTCCATTGTGCCTTTGTACTGGCCAATGCTGTCGATGTGCCAGGCAGCACCCCAGCGCACTTTGCAGCCTGCAGCGTTGGCACCCTCGGCCATTGCGTCAGCCAGGTCATCATATAGGTTCAGTTCCCATGAGCCGCGTCCACCAATGTAGGCCATCAAGTCAACGGCAAGGCCATCGAGGTGCTTGGATTTCATTGTCTGTGACGCGCCCTTGGCGACCAGAGCCTTCTGCATTTCAATCGTCCGAAGCCCTTGGATAACGCCAAAGTCGGTCTTGGTTGACGTGATTGCATGTTTAACCACTGTCACCAATCTCTCATCGACGCCTTCCATGCGGTCCAAACTGCGTTGTGATAGTTTATAAGTCATTTTTTAGCCTTTTTCTTAGCTGGCTTCTTTGCTGTCTTGGCAGCCTTTTTAAATGCAGCGGCCGTCGGCGCTCCTTTGGAGCCGGGCTTACGCATTTTCTCTTTGCTTCCGGCTTTAATGCGCGCACGCTTTTTTGCGATGTTTTTGTATAAAGACATCTCAGCACCCCTTACGCCATTTTGATTTTAGCGCTCATCTTCTTGCACATGCCGGCGGCGCGGCAGGCGGATTTTGTCTTGCAGGATGGGCACGGCTTAAAGCCAGATGATTTTTTACCGTATTTCATGTTATGACCTTTTCGATTTGGTGCCGGAACATTTCCAGCGTTTGCGTGATAGGTTTAGCGGGCTGTTAGGATCTTTCGCCGCCTTCGGAAATTTCTTCTTCTGCGCGGCGGATCGTGCGCAGTATGCGTCACCCTTCTTGGTGCCGGGTTTGACCCGTGGCCCGCCGCCCTTCGCCTTGCCCGCTTGACCGTAGCTGACCTTGCGTCCGCTTGAGGTAACCTTAACGCGGGCTTTTCCCTTGGCTGGTGTAGCTCTACTCATGTGTTTTCTCCAACTTTCAAGCAATACGGCCTTACAGCAAAGCCCTTGTCAACCAATTCAAGCGCAAAGTTCATTGCGTCTGCCTGACATTCAGCTTCGTTGTACCATATATTGTTCGTGTTTGCGACCACCACACAAGATTGCGCTTCTAATGTTGAGCATATCAGAAGGGCCGCGAGGAACATTACTTTTTCAGCCCCTTCACCGTGCGTATGCCAAAGCTCGCCGCAATACTTGCATACATTGCCCACTGAAACCACTGAGGCGCAGCGTCCAGATTAGCGAAACCCTGCGCCATGTAAGGCTGGATGCCCGGTATGAAGCTGCCAAGAACGATGGCTATGAACGCCACGGTCCACGCCTCATCTTTCCACGAATTGTTGCTGGCCTCGATAGCAGCCTGCTCCCAACTGATCTCGCCAGTGGCGATTTTCATTTTGGTTTCAGCTTCGGCTTTCTTCACGGCAGTCTTGCCGTCGATGTAGCTGGCAGCAAGCCCGCCGAGTGATCCGATTATCTGGCCGATCATTTCTTAGCTCCCATTGCGCTAAATCCAAAGAACGCGGCGACAAGGCCAGATATGGCTATGAAATATGTCGGGGCAATTGTAGCTAAGAGCTGCCCTGTTGTGTCATAGCCCCAGATGTCAGCTGCAACTATTCCAAACGGGTAGATCAGCAAGCCAAACAAAGCAAACCACGTCATGCGTAGCTGCGCATCGCGCTTATGGTCGGCGTCCTCCATGCGTAAGCGTCGATCCTCAAGCATAAGCTCACGCTCATCTTGGTCGATCTTGCCATTGCCGTTCAAGTCATATTCAGTCATTTTTTAAACTCCTTGCATACTCAATCGCATAGCCTTTGTGATGGGTGATGATTACGATTGTGTTTTCCTTACTGTAGACAACGTAATCACCCTTCTTGTTTCGGAATAACCTCAAAGCAATACACCGCAGTTTGACTGGTCGTTATTAATATTTTTGCATCCTCAAGAGCTTCTCGACACTCTTTTTCAGTTTTAAACTGATTGAGTTCGTAGTGTTCAATGTTGTTGTTCATTACTTGAAACCAGAGTAAAACCCACAATTTACCATCTCCCTTGATGTTGACCCCAAAAATAGAAAAGCAAAAACAAAACGCCTCCACTGATACCAAAAATCACAGCGCCGATTACAAAGTTAATCACAGCATCAATTTGAGCCTGCTTGCGGTAGATTTCATCTTTGCGCTGTTTGCGCATTTGAGCCTCAATAGCCAGCACTTCCTCCCATTTTTTGGGACCATAATGCCACGAAATGTAATCCTTAAGCTCATTTCGCATCCTAGATAATTCTTCGCGTTTTGACCAAATCAAAATAGCCGTTTCTTCGTCAGATCCCTTGAAGGTCTTTTGCCAAAACGGAGGGTTCTTCTGACGCTCCTCGAGGTGGTTAAAGTCAGCGCAGGCTTTACCCCAGGTCGCCAGAGACTGGCCCATTTCGCTAATGTCCTTGTAGGTATCGAGGCCAGCGCGAAGTGCCTTGTAGGCCCCGGAAGCCATTAATGTGATACTAACGGGGTCCACATTACTTCTCCATGAGCCTGTCAATTTTCTCTTCAAGTCGATCAAATTTGCTCATAATTTGCGACAAAACTTGTGAGCTGTCACTTTTAGTCACATATTCCTTCGCCATCTCTTCTCGTGTTCTATTGAGCAAGATACGAAGGCGGTCTAACTCTTCGCGCTGTGTCTTTAACCACCAACCAATGCCAGCGATCACAATACCAAAAAGTATATTCAATATTACGTCAACTTCCATGGTTGGCTCCAAAAGGTTCCCGGCCATATTAACACGGCGACGGCAGAAAAGAAATATCTCGGCGACACCTTGACCCCTGCTCCCATTCTGTTAACACTGGGCAAACAAATGGAGGAACCACTGTGAAACATGAGTTAAAACAAATCGGGCCACGCATCCGCGCCGATATAGCTGAGATGCTTAAAGAGCATTGCGCCAGCCAGCGCGTCAGCGCGTCGCTGACGATAGAGCGACTGATCGTCGATCATCTCAAGAAGGGTGGATATGTTGTCGAAGATTACCATCGGTATTGATCCAGGCTACCGCACCGGGGGCGTTGCGCTTCTGGGTGACGGCTTCGCCGAGGTGCACGACCTGCCGGTCTACACCGAGGGAGGCGTTGACGTGATCGCGCTGCTCGACATCATCAACAGCGCCGGCCCGGTGGAGCATATTTGGCTGGAGAAACAACAGGCTATGCCTAAGCAGGGCGTCGTATCGGTGTTCAAGCTGGGCTTCGCCTACGGCCAGATCCTGACGACTGCCGCACTGTCTGGCCACCCGTACAGCGAAGTTCGGCCGGCCAAGTGGAAGTCGAGCATGAACCTGCCGAAGGACAAGGACGCCGCGCGCCGGCAGGCCCAGCAATGGTATCCAGATCTGGCGCACTCTGGAAAGCTGAAACGCAAAAAGGATGAGCATCGTGCAGAGAGCCTGCTCATCGCCGCGTATGGAAGGGGAGAGAAATGAGCAACATTCCGTTTGCACGAGAAATACTGAAATCTGCTTTGGAGGTGGATGATATTAGCGACGTGCGCGCATATATATCTTCGGCGCTGAAATATATGACGCGCGAAACGTACACCCGGAAGGCTGATCCGACGTCAAGTCGCGTCACTCCGAAGGTTAAGTTTATGGTGCGGAAATATGCCAGGGAGAACCCAGAAGCGTCGATGCAGCACATCGGCGATATGTTTAACGTAAACATTGGCCGCGTGTCGGAGATTTTGGCGGGCAAAAGATGACCGTAAAACTTGACATGACAAACGAGGCGTACCACCTCGAGCCGTCGCTGAGCGCCAGCGGCGCCAAGACGATAGCGATGGGGTCGCCTGCCGAATACAAGTACGGCGAGTTCAAGAGCAGCCCCGCCTTCGACGTCGGCACGGCCACGCACACGCTGGTGTTCGAGCCGCAGCACGCGGAAAGCATTTGGTGCGGGCCGGAGACGCGCCGGGGGCTTGACTGGAAACGCAAGAAGCTGGAGGCTGAAGAGGCGGGCGCCTTGCTGCTGACGGAGGCGGATTACCGCCTGGCCGCAGACATGGCCGAAGCGGTGCGCTCAAACCGGGCAGCCGCGGAGCTACTCAGCGGCGACCTTGTCTGCGAGGCCAGCATATTCAGCAAAGATCCGTCGACCGGCGTCGAGATGCGCTGCCGCCCAGACGGGTGGCGCCGTGACATCGGCGCGCTGGTTGACTTGAAGACGACCATTGCGTCAGACCCGGAGGGCTTTGCCAAGCAATGCGCCAATCTCGGGTATCATATACAAGACCAATTTTACCGGCGGTGCATGGAAAACGCCGGGTTTGAGGTAGACCGCTTCGTCTTCATAGCGGTACAAAAAACGCGCCCACACCTGGTAGGCGTGTACGAATTGGACTGGGCCAGCCTCGACGAGGGGAAGGCAGCAGTCCAGTATGCTCTCGAGAAATATCGCAAGGCGAGCGAGAGCAACGAGTGGGGCTACGATTTTGGGGACTTGAAAACGATCCAACTTCCGCGCTACTGCTTTAAGTTCAGTCAGATTGACTGAGAAACGGCAACCATAGTCTAGGAGACATCATATGCCAATATCATTCGGATCAAGTTCAGAGGGTTCTGGGAATTCATTGTTTATACGGTCAAATCTGCCGCAAAATCGCTGGTGGGTGAAGACGGAAGCGGGCGACGAGAACATCGACATGTCTCGCGGCTTCGCGGTGGACATCAAAAACGTCCAGTTCGGCTGGCTGCACATCGACATCGGCGTGCGCGACTGGCAGCCCTGGCCGTCACCGTCCGAGCAGATCCCGCGCCCAAGCGAGGTCTATAAGCAGGGCTTCGAGGTCAACTGCTGGCTAGTCGACGGTCGCGAGGCGTCGTTCAGCGGCAACTCTTACGGCCTCGGCCAGTTCATCGCCAAGTTATACAACCAGGCGGAGCAGGCGCCCGAGTTCGCGACGCAGATCCCAATCGTGCAGGTCACGAGCTCAACGCCGGTCGTGGTCGGCAAGGGTACGTCATATGACGTGGGCTTCAACATCTCCAAGTGGATCAACCGCCCGGAGAATGGCGCAGCGCACCCGGCGGCAGCAGCGGCACCCGAGATGGCGCCAGCGCCTGCACCGGCACCCGCCGCAGCGCCCGCAGCGCCCGCAGCCGATAACAACTTCGGCTTCTAAGCAACATGGCCGCCTGCCTCGGTGGGCGGCCAAACTATAGGGTGGAAACTATGAGCAAGCAGAGATTTTGGACGGTAAAGGATTACTCAAATCCAGACTATCCCGGCACCACAAGGCAAAATTCGTTTGAATGCCCGAAGGCGGCGAGGGAATTTGCTGAGAAGCTATTGGAGGAAGGATCTGGTCGTGATGACGTGTTCCTTATTAATCCGGCTGGCACGGAGCTAATGCTTAAATGGCAGCACGACGAGGCGCGCGAGCGCCGATCCCGTGGATTACCGCCGAAAGCGGCGTATCTAATGCCGGGAGGGTTTGGCCATGAGTGAAAGATACTTCAGCAAAGTCGCGGAGAGCGCAGTGGCCGACGTGGCCGGTGCGATCAAGGGGAGCCGCAACGAAATTTTAAACAAGGCCGCATTCAGCCTGGGCCGCCACGCGCACATGGCGCCGGCGAACCTGGACGCGGCTCTAATGGAGCTGCACAGCGCGGCTAAGGCAATGGGCCTGCAAGATCACGAGATCAAGGCGACAATCGGCAGCGGCTTTAAGCGCGGCGGCGACAACCCGAAGGAGCTCGAAAGCTCCGACGCGATGCCGTACACGCCCAGCGAGTTCGAGCGCCTCATGGCGCGCCTGGCCGCCAAGGAAGTGCTGGCGAGGGACGACGAGACCCGCGCGGACAAGATGCGCAAGGCCCGCGAGATCTGGGAGCGCGGCGTCACGATTTCGCGTGACAACACCGACGCCGTGCGTCCGGCGCTGCTCTACCTCAACTCGAGGGGTCTGAGAGCCAGCACAGCCTCACATGCGGCGCGGTTCAACCCGAATATATACGACGGCCCCGCAATTATGTTTCCAGCGCTCAGTCCAGAGGGAGAAGTGTGCGGCGTGCAGAGCGTGCTACTCACTCCCGACGGCCACAAGCGCGAGCACAACGGCATCAGCAAATACAGCCGCGGCGTGATCGCCGGCAACGTCATGCGGATCGGCAATGAGCACGAGGGCGGCGCCATCATCATGGCCGAGGGGCCGGAGGACGCGCTGAGCGTGTATCAGGCGGTCGGCGACGAGGCGACAATCGTCTGCACGTTTGGCAAGGCCGGCATGTCAACATACCCCGTGCCGCGTGCGTCCGACGTGACGATCTGCGCCGACCCGGATCTCGACGTTGACGCGGTGGCCGACGTGCTCCGCGGCGACGGCAGCACCGACGTGCACGTCGTGCGCTTCGACATGCTGGGCGTTGAGGGCGTCAAGGACGCCAACGACTACATCCGCGAGGCGGGGGCGCAAAAATTGCGTGAGGCGCTGGCGATGGCCAAGCCGGTCGCACAGGTGCAGGCCGAGATCGCGCAGTCAGAGCGCAGCTACCCGACGCCATACGATCCCGTCGACCCGGCAAGCATACCGGCGCGGCGCTGGATCTACGGCCAGCACTACATCCGGTCAAACGTATCCGTGCTGGCTTCCGCCGGGGGCGTGGGCAAGACGTCCATGCAGATCGTGGAGGCGCTGGCAATTTGCACCGGGCGTCCGCTGCTCGGTGAGCCCGTGCACGAGCCGTGCAACTGCTGGATCATAAATTTGGAAGATCCGTATGAAGAACTTCAGCGGCGTGTGGCCGCGGCGATGCTCCACTACAACGTCACGGCCGACGAGATCCGGGGCAAGCTGTTCCTCGACGCGGGTCGCGACATGAACATTATCTTCGCCAGGCAGGACCGCGACGGCATCACCGTTGACGACGCGCTGGTCGACTACCTGACGGCCAAGATCACGGAGAACAAGATCGGGCTGGTCAGCATCGACCCGTGGGTCGGGGCGACTGGCATCAACGAGAACGATAACGTCGCAATGAACGCCGCCGTCGGGGCTGTGCGCTCCGTGTGTGACGTCACAGACTGCGCGGCGTCTCTCGTGCACCACATCCGCAAGGGCAACGGCTCTGACGAAGCGAATGTTGATAGTATCCGAGGCGCAGGATCCTTGCTCGGCGCAGCTAGAGCGGCGCGCGTCATAAATCGCGTATCAATGGAGGACGCGATGAAGCTGGGCGTGTCGGAGACCGAGGCGCTGGGCATTTTTAAAGTGGAGGACGGCAAGTCGAACATGGCGCCGCCAGCAGCGAAGGCAGTGTACCGGCGCATGGTCGGCGTAAAATTGCCAAACGGAGAATATGTCGGGGTCGCGACCGAGTTCGCAATGCCTGACCTCTTCGACGGCGTGAGCGCCAAGGACGCGATGAAGGTGCAGCGTGACGTCGGGCAGGCGGCGCAGAGCGGCGAGTTCATGCGCCAGAACCCGCAGGCAAAGCAGTGGGTGGGCAACATCGTGGCGCTGCACCTCGATCTCGACGTCGACAAGAAGCACGAGAAGGCCAAGGTCAGCGCAATCGTTAAGAAGTGGATCGAGACCGACGTGCTGCGCATCGAGCGCGAGAAAGACTTGCGCACCGGGCGTGACGTGCCGGTGGTCGTCGTGGGTGAGTGGATCACCGGCGAGGAGGCGGGCATCAATTGACGGACGACTTCGACGCAGAATACGATCACATCTTCGGAGACGAGGCCATTGAGCGCCTGTTCACGGTCCTGTGGTCCGAGGATATCGGGGCGTGCAGCGTCGAGTTCGAGCCGGGCTTCCTGCGTCCGAAGACGTTGGAGGAGCGGAAGCATCGCACCGAGATCCTCGTCAGCACGATGTGGACGATAGAGCGCGCGTTGATGATGATGGATGACCAGCTACTGAGGAGCAGCGATGATGACGTGTTGCATTAATACTTCCACACCTTCCACACATGGGGTGTGGGGAGGTGTGGAGAGTGTGGTAAATAAGGCCATTTCACCTCCCACACCACCACACGCTATTGTATAGCGTGGTGGTGTGGTGGTGTGGCGTGTGTGAGATTTTAGGTGTGGTTAACATTAGGGACGAAGGGGAGTTATATCATGGCAGCTAAGGTGAGTGGCAAAGCGAAGCCGAAGTACACGAAGGCGCGGAAGGATAAGGGGACGTTTGAGACTGGCAACCAGAGCAAGCCTATTTCACGTCAGGTCGATGGTCAGCTGGCTCCGCTGGATCGTAAGGCGCGAGAGAAGACGCTCAAGTGGGGCGACACTCTGCCGTCTCTCGTGAGCCCGGAGCTCGCTGGACGCTTTGAGGCGGCGTATGACGCGCTGCGGGTTAAGATCGAAGCGGATGACGTGGTGGCGGTGCATCAGATCGCGACGCAGCTGATACGCGCCTGGGACGTGCTGGAAGCGGAGGCGGAGGCTAACGGGCATCAGCCGGTGGGTCGGCACGCGTACTGCATAGAGATCGCCAGCGGCAACATCGTGTGCATCGCGCTGCACGACGCTGTTGGGATAAGGCGTGAACATCCAGACTGGTTGGTGTATGATATGGTCGACGCAGCAATCGTGCTGGGGAATAACTTTAGCAGCGAGTTCATCGCGGAGACGCTGAAGCAGTTTCCCGAGGCAAAGGTGACGCGGTGCATTGGTCCAGCGAGCAGCACGTTTGACGTTGAGCTGGGCGACGAGATACCGTTTTGAG